CGTGCAGGATGCACCCCCCCCCACTGAAACCCCAATGAAAGAGGGGGGGTGCAATACGCACCCCGTGCAAACAGTTTCCCAATTGCACCCCAATCCATCAGGAACCTTAAAGGAACCGTCACTGGAATTGGTTCCGGTTCCTTCCTCCGCTCTCGCGGAGATTCCCTCGGAAGAGGAAGTCCTGGCTCAGGGGCGGGTGTATGACGGCAACCTGGCCATAGGTGCTCCGGCTGGGATACCGGAGAAATGGTGCCGCTTCTGGCTCGCGTCAAAGCTGGGCTACCGGCAGTTCAATTGGGGATTGTGGAAGCTCGTTTTGAAAATGGATTTTGAAAACGATTTCAAGGACCGCCGGACGAACGCATTGGCGAACCTTCAAAAAAATACGCCGGGCGGCAACGGGACTTTGGATAGGGGGGAACTGCGCGAGATGTTGCGTGTGGCGCGGCATCAAAAAGACGAGCCGGAAATTGCGCGGCTGGAAGTGTTGTTGAAGGGGTTGGAATAAACCCGTGGCATGGCGAAAGAAAAACAGCCACGGTGCGCAACCGGCAACAGCGGTACCGCCGCCAGATGTGGGCGGCCTTGATTGAAAAGCTTGGGGGCAAGTGCGAGCTGTGCCCGGAAGACGATCCGGCCAAGCTGGAGTTTGACCATAAAAACGGACGGGATTACGACGTGAGTAAATTGAGTTCAACGGCGCGCCTGGCGAGATATGCGCGCGAGGCGGAAAAGGGCGAGGGTAGGTTGCTCTGCGGCCCGTGCAATTTGAGAGAGCGCAAACGAGACGATAACGGGAATTGCGTGCCGACCATAGCGGTGATTGAGAAGACGGGCGAAATACCATTTTAGAAAATTTATGGCAGAGATTGAATCAGTTTCAGGAGCCGCCCTCGATGAGGAGAGGTACCGGCAAGGGCGTGGTAGTCCGAGTGGTGGGGAGCGGCTGCCGCCGCAAGACGACGTGGCAGAACAAGCTTTAATTGGCTGCGTGTTGATGTCGCCGGCTAAAATTCTACCGGCATTGCTGGAGAAGTTTGGGAACGAGGAAGTTTTTTACGACCTGCGCCGGCAAATGATCTGGTCGGTGTGTGTGTATCTCCACAGCAAAAATAAAACCGTGGACGTAATCACGGTGGCCGACGAGCTGAAGTCTCGCAATCAATTAGAGCAGGTAGGCAACCATGCGTATTTGAACGAGTGTATGGAGGGGGTTCCAAGCGCCGCGAATTACCCGGCCTGGGCTGGCTTGGTGTGGGAAAAATTCGTGGCGCGCAAACTCATCCAGAAGAACGTGCTGGAGGCCGGCGCGATGATGGAGTTTGGCGGCGCGCCCAGCGAGGCTTTCTTTGCCCAGGTGGACCAGAATTTTCTGCAATGGAAAAAACTTTTAGAGCGCGGGGCGGCCACACCTAAAAACCTGTGCCCGCCGGGAGACTTTGCGGACGCTTACTTTAACGCATGGTTCGACCACAAAGACGACGATTACGGTTACGAGCTGCCGTTTGGTTTTCCGATGCGGATACGGCCGGCGGAATGCACGCTGTTCACCGGGGACAACGGCAGCGGCAAAAGTTCGATGCTGGGACAAATCTCCATTGCCTGCGCGCTACAATTCAAACCCGGCAAAAAGGTGGTGATAGCGAGCATGGAAGTGCCGCCGGAAATAACGTTGTGGATCATGGCGCGGCAACTGTTGGGCGAGGGCCACCTGGAACGTAATCCGGTAAACGAGCGGAAGGTGATCGCCGCGCTGGCATGGCTGAACGAGCGGATGCTGATTTACAATTTTATGGGGATCACCGACTGGCGGGAGTTGCTCAACACCTTTCGTTATGCACGCGAGCATTTGGGCGGTGAAATTTTCATTGTGGACAGCGTGATGCGCATAGGCATTCCCGACGACGATTACGCAACGCAGGGACTGGCGGCGGCGCAGTTCGCCGATTTCTGCACAAAGACCGGCGCGCATACTTTCCTGGTGGTGCACGAAAACAAAGGCTCTGACAGCCGCGCCAAGGACCGCGTGCGCGGGAGCAAGCAGTGGACCGACAACGCCAACAATGTGTGCGGCATGTTGCGCAATGAAAAGAAGGCCGAGAAGCTGGCTGAGCTGGAGGAAAAGCTGGCGATTTACCCAGGTGAGAAGGAAGAAACACAAAAGGAAATAGACAAGTTATACAAGGTGTGGGACGCGAAATTTATCTTGAGCAAACAGCGCTGGCCGGGCAGCCGCCAGAACGCGAGCCGCTGGTTATACTTCTGCAAGCCGGCGTTGCAATTCCACGAATATCCAGGCGAGAAACCGAAGTGTTTTATTGCGTCGCCGGAGCCATTGATAAGCGATGCCGATGTGCCGGCAAAAAAATAATCTTATGGACCCCAAACAAAAACAACTGATTGAAGCGGCGCTGGACAACGCGCTCGATGCCAAAGTATTGGCGCACAAACTCTGCCGCGCGGTGACGGGCGGGGAAACGGTGACGGGTAGTGAAGCCCGCGAGCTGACGGCCAAATTAACGATGGCCCTAGCCGCGGCGCAATCATTTGAAAGCCTTGTGGCGGGAAATCCGCCGCCGAAAGTGGGCTAATAAAATGCCGGCGATTGAACAAATAGAAACAGAGCGCAACCTGAAGGTTGCGGCTACAGCAGCCTGTGCGCCGTTGGTGTGGACGCGGCATCCGTTGATTGACCGGATCTGCCCGCCGTTGACACCCGCCGCCCTGGCTTTTGCGCGGGCGCAGAAGAACGGTTACGGCAACGTCCTGAATTATTGGGAGCAGCACGAGGGGATGGTGCGCGAGGCGGAGGAGGACCCGCTGAATCATGCGCCGGATTTGCCGTGCTGGGCCGAGGCGCGGCATCTGATAGGGAACAAGAAAGTGATTTTTAACCTGGGCGCAAACGGGAGCGGCAAGACGGAGATGGGCGGGAAGTTTACCAGTGAGATGTTATGCAGCGGCCGGGGCAAACGTGTTCTGTGCGTGGCCACCAACGAGGACGCGAGCATCCATTACCAGCAACGCGCGGTCTATAAATACCTGCCGCCGTATGCGCGCGAGTGGAATATGCAGCAAAAGAAACCGCGCCACAAGGTCATCAAAATAAATTACACGCCCAGCGGCGGTTTCACGGAGGGGAATTTCATGCTGCCTAATCAGAGCGAGTGCAGCTTCAAGACGGTGGCGCAATACGACCGGGACCCGAACAGCTTTGAAGGTCCTGAATATGATTTTGTGTGGATTGATGAGCCGGCTCCGATTGCGCTGGTGGACACGCTGATTTATCGCGCGCGCAAACGCGGCGGCGTTGTGTTGCTGACCTTCACAAGCCTGGAGGGTTTCACGCTGGTGTGCTCGCGGGCGCTGGAAGGGGCGCGCATCATCAAGAGTCTGCCGATGCAATGGGATTGGTTTTACGGAAAAGATGGCGGGACCAATCCCGCGATTGTTTTCCCGGAATTAAAATTGATAGAGAGTTACGTGAAGGGATGCCCGGCGGGGCACATGCCCTTCATCATGCAGCCGCTCAACTTCGAGCATGGGGTGATTTTTACCTGGACGCATTGGAATCCGTTCCTGCCGCGCAACATGGAGAACCCGGCCGTGCCGGACTTGTTCATGGCTTGCACGGGCAAGGGACGCGAGGAGGCGCTGATACGGTTGTTTGGATGGACGGAGAAAACGACGGGCTGCCAGTTGGCAAACCTAGACCCGACGGTGCATGTGATCCCGCATGAGCGTATCGAGAAGATGCTGGCGGCCGGCGAGCTGACAACTTACATGGGCTGCGACCCGGTGACGGCGCGCAGTTATTTCGCGCAGTGGAAGGGCGTGGACCGGCTGCAACGGCAATACATCATTGACGAGTTTCCCAGGATGGAGGAGGGCGAGTGGGTGACGATTGATGGGAAGGTGGGCGAAGGGCAGCGGCTGTTTGCGAAGCTGGGCATACGCGATTACAAAAAGAAATTCCGCGAGCGCGAGCGCGAACATGGACAGACGCCCATCTGGCGCAAGGGCGACCCGCGCGCGTTTGCGACGGCGGCAGCGGCGCAGGAGGGCGCGGTGACGCTGTTTGAATTGTTCGCCCAGGAGGACAGGGCGCAACCTGATGAGATGGATTACGCGCCGATGCAATTCATGCCGGCGCAAATCCGCCAGACAGTGAAGCTTGACATTGACAAGATAAAAGATTTGCTGGCCTACAACTCGGCGCTGGCGGAAGCAAACGTGCTGGCGGGGAAATTTCTACCGCTGGGGCTGACACCGGAAAACGAGCCGCACCTGTATATCTCCGACCGCTGCAAGAACACGCTGCGCGCCTGGCAGATGTGGGATGGCACCGCGGACAGCCCGGCAAAGGACCCGCCGGACGCAACGCGCTATAACTTCGATGTGCCGGCGTTCTTCCGGGACCCCGATGTGCCCGACGTGGTGGGCGGGAAAGGATGGGGAGCAAGATAGTTGAAGGTTGAAAGTTGAGGGTTGAAAGACAATGCCAATTGAGAAAAGAAAATTTCCGTTGATGGAAGCGGCGATGGTGGCCGCGGAGATTACCGCCGCGATGGCGCTCCTGTGCGGCGAAGGCTACTGCGCGACCGCCGGCAGTGTGCGCCGGCACAAGCCGCAAGTGGGCGACATTGAAATTATTTATGTGCCCTTGATTGGATCCCGCCGGCAGGAGGGTGAATTTTTTGGCACGCCGGTCAATGCCGCGGACGATTGGCTGGATCAGATGGTGCGGACAAAAGTTTTTGCGCAGCGCCTCAACAGCCTGGGCCGCAAGACGTGGGGCACGCGCATCAAGCTGGCGACGCACGTTGGCACGGGTATCCCGGTGGATTTCTTTGAGGCCACGAAAGCGAACTGGTGGAATTATCTCGTGTGCCGGACGGGCCCCAAGGAAAGCAACATTGCCATTTGCAACGCGGCGCTGGCGCGCGGCTGGGAATGGCACCCTTACAGTCCTGGGTTTGTGTCCAGAGATTCACGTGAGTTGCACGTGGTAAAAAGCGAGGCGGAAGTGTTTGAATTTGCGGGGCTAAAATATCTGCCGCCGGAGGAACGATGAATTTTAACCACAAGGCGCAGCCTGAAGGCTGCGGCTACAGGAAAGGAAAATTATGGCAACGAATGAGACGGATGAAACGGTGAGCACGACGGGACCGAGCGCGCCCGATGTGCTGGCGCGCGTGACCAAGGAACCGAACATAGAGGCGCTTATCAAGGAATACGATTTAGCCTGGAGCCAGGACCGGGACACGGATAAACGCCTGGTGAGTGTGGAAAGAATCCGATACACGCGCTGGCCGTATCAACGCTCCGACGGATTGAAACACGCCGAGGATTACGAAAAGGACGGCGAGACGGCGTGGCCTTATGACGGGGCGCCCGACACACGGATACACCATGCCGATGACATCATCAATAGTTTGGTGGACGTGTTTTACACGGCTTTTTGGGCGGCGGAAATCAAGGTGAACGGCATCACGGCGCGGGCTGCGAACATGGACGAGGCGGCGGAGATCCGCACGGTGGCCAACTGGCTTAAAACCGGCCCGCTCGCCGAGGCGTTGATTGACGACGTGGAACGCGCGGCGCAAATCATGTGCATGGTGGGCTGGGCGATTTTGCATCCGACCTGGCGGCAGGATTCTCAAATAACGACCAAGACAATCACGATGGATGAGATTGTAAAGATGGCGCAAGCGGCGGCGGGACAGCTTGGGGCAAACCCTGCGGGCGGCGGATTATTGGAAACGGCACCGGCGATGATCATGGACCCGGAGCAGGAGGACGCGGCGGTGGAATTGTTTCTGATGTTCGTCCCCGACTTGGACAAGAAAGAGGCACGGCGCGTGGTGAAAGACCTCCGCGAGAAACAGGAGGCCCAATTTCAGGTGACCGAAACCAGCAGCGTGGGGCCTGAACTTGAAGTGCTCTGCCCGTGGTACCACTATGTGATGCCCATCGAGGCGACGGCCAATCCCAAATACGGCCGGCTGGGGTTTGTGCGGATTCTGATACCCGAATGGGCGCTTGATGAGCGCGCCGCCGCCGAGGAGTGGGACAACGAGGATTTTGTGGCGGCGGTGAAGCTGACCAAAGGCCGGGCGACGCCGAGCGAGACGACGGTGGAAGATCAACTGGACGAAAATGAAAACCTGATCGAGTTGATTTACGGTTTCAATTGGGTGGCCAATGAGAAGGGCGGAACGGGAATCAAATGCACGGTGTTTAGCCGGCAAATCTCCGAGCATGAGTTTGAGCGCAAGGGCGAAAAGAAAACGAAGGCGCTGGCAAAGCCTTACGGCAGAGATTGGTTGCTCAATCTCGGCCACAAGCATAGTCCGTTTATTTTCCTCCTTATGGAAGTAACCGGGTGGCGGCCCAATGACAGCCGCGGTGTGCCCGATGTGGTGGCCACGGCGCAGATGGAAATCAAACAGCAACGGGACGCGCTGTTCATCAACAGCCAGCTCTCCAATACGCCGCCGCTGGTAAAGAAGGGAACGCAGGCGAGCAAGTTGCCGCCCGAGTTTGGTCCCTTTGCCATCATCAACGATCCTTTGGGCGCAGGTTCTTATACACCTTTGGTGCTTACCGCAGCCTCGAAACCGGAGGTGGCGTTCAAGCTCTACGAGTTGGTGAAGAAGGAGAGTGAAGATTACTACGGGTTGCCGCGCGCCGACAGCGTGCCCTCGCGCAGCCAGCAGAAGTTGCAACGCTATGTGCGGCGCTGGCTGGCCAAGTGGGGCGAGGCGTTCTGGCAACTGCTGGTGCTGGCCTACCAGAACATGGACAAGGATGAGCTGACGGCAATCATCGGGCGCGAGCCGAGGTTGACGGCGGAATTGCTGGCCAAGTTCAGGGTGACATTCAGCTACGACGTGCGCGCCGGCGACGGCGAATGGATCGAGCGCCTGGTGAAATGGATTACGCAAATCCTCTCCACCGGCGGCGCGACGGGCATGAACATGGAGAAGCTCTTGAACTTGCTGCTGCGCTACATTGACCCGGGTTTATACGAGGAAGTGGCCAACGACCCGGCTGGGAACAAGACCAAGGTGTTCAAGGAAACACGCGAGGAAGTGAACAACATCATGCTGGGCAACAAACCGCAGGCGGGAGTGGACTTGACTGAGAAGAATCCGGCGGCGCGGATGAAGATGCTGTTTGCGAAGCAGATTGTGGAGGGCAACCCGCGGTTCAAAGCGCTGGTGACTCCGGGCGGTCCGGGTGCCAGCGAGGAGCACGCGAAGAATTTTGAAACATACATGGGCAACTTGCAACACAGTTACCAGGAAACGGTCGTCTCCAAACAGCAGGGACGGCTGGGGGTAAAAGACGTGGGGCTGGAGAATGGTTGAGAGAAGGAAAAGGCCACCTCTCCCCGGCCCTCTCCCCCGCAAGGCGGCGGAGAGGGAGAAGACAAGTAAAGTAGAAAGACAAAACAAACAAAACACATCGAATATGAAAACTGGAATTGAACTCATAGCAGAAGAACGTGCGCGTCATTACTTGCCGATTGCACAAGGCGGCGAAGGCTGGACGCCCGAACATGACGATATGCACGCCAAAGGGGAAATGGCGCAAGCCGCCATTCATTATGCCGAGCTGGCTGTTATGCAAATCTCCTTCCCAAATCTGCGTCCGCCTCTTGCGCCGATATTTTGGCCGTGGGATGAGAAGTGGTGGAAACCCAAAGACCAAATCAGCAATCTCAAACGCGCGGCGGCATTGCTCGCTTCCGAGATTGACCGGCTGCAAAGACTCAAGCCTCCCGTTGTATGAGCGAGGACGAAAAACTGGAAGAGGCGATTGACCGGCTTTACGAGGCGCAGGCCAATCTTGCCCTGGCGAAGAAGGCCCAAACCAAGGCCGACAAAATGGGGCATCGGGTGGCGGCGCGGATTTGCCTGCGCAAAGGCATGAAGGCCGCCGGCATGGTCTTGGAAAAGTTAATGAGAGAATGACACTGACATTAAAATTTGTGCGCGAGGCGAAGAGCCACTTGGCGCGGCTTTACGAAAACAGCAACGGCGCGCAGTTGTGGATCCCGCGCAGCGTGTGCCCGAATACGATGAAATACGCGCCGGCGGGCGGCGCGCTGCCGATGCACGAAGTGGAAGTGGAAGATTGGTGGCTGGAGAAGAATCCCTGGCCGGCGAATAAACAAAAGCAGCTTTTTTAACCGCAGAGGCGCAGAGGCGCAGAGAAAGACAAATTATGAAACTACCAAAATCAACGTGGGCGAGAATGTGTGAGAACGCGGCAAGGATTTTTATAGGGCGCCACGCAAAGGGCCACCTCACCCCGACCCTCTCCCCCGCAAGCGGCGGAGAGGGAGAAGAAGGTGTGGGATTACCGGAGCGGCCATTGCCGGACATGGAGGCAAACGACCGGACACTGGCGCAAGCCGGCGGCGCCGACCCGATGTATTGCGCGCTGATGGATCACGCGTTCAATGTGTTCGAAAATAACACGGCGGCGAGCATGGAAATATCCGCCACGCCCGATGTGCGGCTGGCATACAGCAACCGCGCCGCCGGCGTGCTGGAATTTGTGGACCAGGTGGAGAGCACGCGTGAGCGGCTCAAAGCCGAACTGCTGCGCCGGCAGAAGCAGGCGGAGAAGAAAAAATAGTTGAAGGTTGAAAGATAAAACAAACAGAACCCCTCAACACTCAACCATTAACATGACTGACGCATATACCAGAGCGGAGTGCCGGAAGGCCGTGGAGAACCTGACACCGCGGCAGCGGGAGATTCTGGTGAAGATTGCCGCGTGCAAGCCGCGCAAAATAATTGCCGGCGAACTGGAAATAAGCCCCGGCACTTTGCATGTGCATATCAAGGATATTTTTCAGCGGCTTCGCATCCAGTCGGACAACCAGGCGATAAGAGTAGCCTGCGCCGCGGGACTCGTTTAACGCGGCGCGATAGGGACATCGCGCCCTACCTAATTCAAAAGCCGCCGTGTGAGAGCACGGCGGCTTTCTTGTTACTGATTTGTCTTTATGTATGCGTCCACCCCGGCCACGGGGCGGATGTTTGATTACAACGGGCAAGAACTTACCAGACCGGGCAAGGGAGTGTCAAGAGGGAATCTACCCCAAACGGTATATACCTTTCTATATAGGTATTTCCGGGTATTCCCGGATTTTTCAACAAGGCGCAGGATGGCTGGCACGTGAGACGGAACGGAACCCGTCAACCGTAAACAAAATAAACCGTGGTCCCGCTAGGACAAGGGGCCTTTTGAAGAAAGAAACCTATGCCACCCATTGTAGAACTACCGCGGCGCGCGGATGCCGCAGCCTTGCCCGATGGCGGGGCCAAAACCGCTGCGCCTGAAACCATCGAAACCAAACTCGACCAGTTATTGACTGGCGAAAAGCCGGGCGGCGAAAAGCCGCAGGGCGAAACAACTGAACTTTCAGAAACTCCCGAAGCGAAAGCCGAGCGCGAGCGTCAGGAAGCCGAAGCGGCGGGCGGCGAAGAAACTCCCGAAGCGAAAGCCGAGCGCGAGCGTCAGGAAGCCGAAGCGGCGGGCGGCGAAGAAACTCCCGAAGCGAAAGCCGAGCGCGAGCGTCTTGAAACCGAAGCCGCGACAAGCGAAGCCGGAACGACAGCCACCAAGAATCTTGAAAAGCGAATCAAGAAATTGCTGGACGTGGTTGAACGGCAGCAGACGGCGATTGAAGAAGCCCGCGCCGGCGCACAGCCGGCGGCCCCGACCGAAGTCAGCCAAATTTTTGACGAGCGCACGCTCGGCAAAATGGAGGCGGACAACCAGGACGGATTGGATCGCGTTGAAGACATGATTGCGCAACTGGGCACCGACGAGCAGGGCGTGGCGGAAACGCTGCGCGCATTGGGCGCGGATTTCAAGGACGCCAACGGGCAGCCGGATTGGACCCCGACGCGCATGGGCAGGGAATTGCGCGCATCCCGGCAACGGCTCAAGGAGCGTCTGCGCCAGATGCCGCAACAACGTGAGAGGGCCAGGGGAATCAACGCCGGGCGAGCCGCATACAGCAAGTTTTTGCAACGGCCTGAAGTGCTCAAAGTAGCGCCGTTCCTCGCGGATACGGATAGCGAGGAAAATGCGATGTGCCAGGAGCTGCGGCGCAACCCGGTTATGCGAAACATGGCTGGCGGGGATTATTGGTCAACAGCGGCTATTATTGGACACCGCGTCCTGGGACCGCTCTTCGACGCTTACTCGCGCAACGGGAATGGCAAGCCAGCCGGCGCGATAGGGACATCGCGCCCTACCACAAAACCCGGCGCATTGCCCAGACTAGGCGGCGCGCGACCGGCAACCAACCTGAGCGGCTTGAAAGCGGCCAAGGCGAAATACGCCGCACACCCCACCGACGAGAATCTGGCGGCGGTTTTGGGCGGGCTGGGAATGTAGGTGGCCGGCGAAGGCGCAACCTGAAGGTTGCGGCTACAGGAGTTTTGGAAGTTCAGTTGTTTTGCCCAAACGGCAAAACGGTGCGGCGCGATAGGGACATCGCGCCCTACCAGAAAAGGTAAAAACTTATGGCATTGACTACAGAACCAGGGCTGAGATCAGCCAGTTCGGCTTATCGGGATTTGCCCTTTGAGGACATGCTCGATGTGCTGGATATGTATGACCCGGCGAGCACGCCATTATTCACCATGGCGCGGCGCGAAAAGGAGCTGGGTAACACGGAATTTTGGCACGAGGTGGACAGTTGGAACCCGCCCCAGGGCGCAATCGGCACCGGCGACAATTATCCGTTGCAGCCGGGGAGCGAGGTAATGGACGTGATTGCCAACCGGCGCAAGATTGGCAACGGCGGGCAGGCGTTCAGACAGGGCTACGGTTCGGGCTGGATTGCCGAGAAGGTGCCCATAATGCCCGGCACAGGCCGGGGCTTCCGCAAAACAGGCAGCGTGCGCGCGATGGTGATGCTCAAGCAAAGCATCGAGTGCGCGATGGCCAGTTTTGACCAGACGTTCAACGTGGACCAGGGCGGCGCAGCCGGCGGCGTCATGGCCGGCTTGCGCAATCTGGTGGACCATAATAACAGCTACGCCAATCCCAATGCCGCGGTGCTGGGCGTGCCCAGCGACTTGCATTATGCGCCGGCGGGCGCGTGCGCGGTGGGCGCATTGGCGGATACGTTCAGCCAGAACCTTTTGCAAAACGCGTTGCTGGCCTTGCGCCAGGCGACGCAGCGCAACGGCACCTACTGGTACCTCTGCGGGCTGGGCCTGCGCCAGGCGGTGACGGGATTGATCAAGCCGATGGCTTTGCAGGGCGCGGCGGGCGCTGTGCCCGGCCAGATGAACACCTTCACCCAGGAGATGAAGGACACCAAACTGGGGTCGCGCATTGACGTGGTTTATACGGACTACGGCACGTTGATGATCAAGGACACGGACTTTATCGGCACCACCACGACGGATATCAACGGCAACGTGACCGCCGTGCGACCGAATCGTGTGTTCGTATCCAAGCCCAATTACGGGCTGATTATCAGCCAGGACAAGCTGGCGTTGCGGTTCGGCACGGGTTTTGAAACCGACGAGCTGGGGCACGACGGCGGCGGCGTGACCAAGCTGCTGCGGACGTACTGCGGTATGGTGGTATTAAACCCGATGGGATTCGGTTTTCACGCGCTGACGTAAAATTACGTGCGCGTGGGGCGCGCCCTGCTTCGCTTGAGAGCTATGCAGGGCAAGCCGGCACGGTTTGATGTGGCCGTGCCGGCCTTTCGGAAATGGTTGAAAGTTGAGGGTTGAGAGTAGGAAAAGCCACCTCTCCCCGGCCCTCTCCCCCAAAGGTGGAGAGGGGGAAAGCTGAAAGAAAAAATTATGATTATCTACAAACAACTTGAAGTGGGTCAGGAGCTCAAAGTGCTCGGCCCCGACGAAACGGGCAGGATCGAGCGCGGCATCATTGTGACAGTGGCCAAGGTGCAGCCTGAAACTGTGACGGTGAAGGACGGCGCGGGCAAGGAATACAAATTCCATTACGCCCACGGCGCGGAACAACTCTCAGTGGTGAGAACCGCCAGGACGTCAAGGCTGCGCCAAGACGGGCCGACCCTTGAACAATGGGTTGCCGCAGGCCACAGGGCCGAGGATTACCGGCCCTCAGGTTATGCGCCGCAGCCGGCGCTACGCCCGGACAGACCGACCCTTGCACAGTGGGTTGCCGCAGGCCATAGGGCCGAGGATTACTCTGTGGCGCGACCGGAACAACCGCTGACTCTCGCACAATGGGTTGCCGCCGGCTACAAGGCGGAGGATTACCGGCAAGGTTATGTGGCGCGACCGGAACAGCCGGGGCTGCTGCGCCAGGACGGTCTGACCCTCGAACAGTGGGTTGCCGCAGGCCACAAGGCCGAGGATTACAGTCCGAAGGAAGCGGCGAGAACCGGCCTGCGCCAGGACGGCCCGACTCTCAAAGAGTTCGTTGCCGCGGGCTACAAGGCTGAAGATTACCCGCCGCAAGGGTATGCGGCGCGGCCTGAAGGACAAAGCCTTCCGGCTGCGGCTGGTGCTTTGCCGCCGCAACAGCGCAGTGGATGGTTCGGCTTGGGCAAGCGACCGGGAAGCGGGCTCAACGGTCCGCCGCCAGGCAGTCCGGAGTAAGAGTGGCGTTTATATCGCCCAGCCCTTCAGGTGAAGGGCTGGGCGCAATCTAAAGATTGCGGCTACAGGTTGCGGTTACAGGTTGCGAATACAAATATGGGCGGCCAAATAGCAACAGTAGAAGATTTTGCGCGCGAGGAGGGGGTTCATCCCCGCGACGTGATTGATTTTGTCCTGGACAATGAACGGGCGCGCCTGGTGGCCACTAAAAGCGCCCTAAAGCAGTGTGAAACCATGCCGCCCGAGGAACGGCTGCCGCTGGTGGACGAGCATGGAAATGAATTTGGACGGGTGGCGGCGAGCATACCGGAGAATATGTTTTATCACCTGATGAAACGGCGGGACCTGGACCCGACCTGGATCCAAACGGCGGACGGCGTGCATGAGGTGATGAAGGAAGTGCTCCACGACAACCCGGCGTGCCGTGTGAAAACGGTGAGCGGCAAAACGATGGTGGGGTGGATGCCAACGAAGTCTAGAAGCTGGGGTTCGATTTTTGGCAAGGCGAATTTTAACGGATTGAAACCGACAACGTAAAACCGGCCGCAGATGGCCACAAATAAACACAGATAAAACAAAAACAAATTATGAAAACATTCAAAAATACAATTGACGGCATCAGGACCGCTGCGTTGCTGATGGTAATGCTTGTGATGGCTTCGTTGTTGCCGGCGGCAAGAGCGCAGTCGGATTTGACAATCCGGCCGCTGGGCCTGGGCACGGTGACCAACACCTCGTTTCTTACCAATTATTATAACGTGGGCAGCTTGCAGACAAGTAATGTGGTGACCAATATCGTCATTACACCCAATTACAATCCGAGCTACACGAATGTGGCCATCTACGTGCAGTGGGGCGCCAACCTGCCGCTGCTGGCTGGATCCCCCGGGGTGAATCCTAACAACAGCCTGGCAGTCGTGCCGGGGGTTACCATGATTAACGGCTGGATACGGATTCCGCCGAACGTGGACTTTACGCTGGTGACGACGCTGGGCGCCTTGAATACGAGCAACGTGACGCAGGGGTTCGATCTGAGCGATGACGCTCTGAGCGGCACCACTAACTGCCCGGTGCAGGTGACGATAACCCCCATTGCCGGGACCAATACGTATTACAACGCGATTAACCGGACGAATTTCCTGGGCGCGGCGTATTTCCGGTGGGATTTGCTGACCAGTACCGGGACGCAAAGCGTGACGGTGAATACCAACAAGCTTGATTACCGCACGGGTAAAATTGAGTTCTAAACGCGAACCAACCCAACCTTTTTTAACCGCGGAGGCGCAGAGGCGCAGAGGCAAAACCAAAACAAAGGCGACCTATGTTTTCCATATCGTATCCGGCAGACCAACATTACAAGAGCGTGGCGTTTGAAAATGGCGCGCAGATCTTCACCACGCCCCAGAAGCTGGTGAATCTGTATGCGTTTAGCATCGATGCCGCGATGGTTTATTTGCTGGTCAGCGATGATGGGGCGGGACCGCACGTGCCCTCCGCTGCCAACCCGGCGACCATTTACCCGATTGCGGCTGGCGGCGGCTACGTGAGCATAGGCACGCACGGCGGCGATCAATACCAGAACGGCTTGTATGTGGCCGCGTATAGCACGGCGGCACTGGCGGCGGCTGCCGGCGCGCCCGATGCCGGGGCTATGTTGTGGATCAAGGCGGACTGGACGAGGGGTTATCTGCCCAACCCGGCGGCTGTGCCGGCAGCGGGCGGAGTGGGCAATCCGCCGTTTACCACTGCGGGCGGGGAAGCGGCGTGAAATAGTTGAAGGTTGAAAGTTGAGGGTTGAGGGAAGGAAAAGGCCACCTCACCCCGACCCTCTCCCCCAAGGGTGGAGAGGGAGAACCCGAAGTGGTTGAAGGTTGAACGGCGCGCAAGGGACTGCGCGCCCTGCCTAAAACGAAATGTTATGAAAACAAAAATTTGGAACATACTAACCGTTCTGGCGGTTTTAATTCTCAACTCTCAACTCTCAACTCTCAACTGCTTTGGGCAGACGCCAGGCGGCGGAGTGAGCAGCGGGCCTGGCGGGAGCGGCGGCGGTAGTGTGACACCCACCGGCACTTATCCGGGCATGACGGTGGGCAACGCGACCACGGCGTCAAACTTGATTGGAGGAGGCTCGGTCATTCAACCGTTGAACTTCACGAATTTTACCACAGCGACGAATTGGGATATGCAGGGCTGGCTTAATTCTCTGCCGACAGTAGCAAATGACGCATCTGGTGTTGGTGGCGGCACAATAAAGTTACCGGCGGGAATTTTCTTAATCAGCACAAATTCACTCTTTGTAAGCGCACCGTTTCATCTTGAAGTGGATGGAGCGGGCAGAGGGTTGACGTGGCTTGTCGTAACCAACATGAACGGAACTACGCCGGGCATGAGTTACGGCAGCACAAGCGGAAATTTCATGTCGGCCACATTTAAGGACTTGAACGCCGTCAGCATGAATGACGTGACGAACAGGATTTTATCTCTTTACCAATTATCGGACGGCCAACTGGATAACGTGTTCTTTAGTTATTGGCAATACGCCACGAACGCGCATGGTGAGTTTGGAGGTGGTTACGGAATGAGCGCAACCAACCTTGTCGGATTCAACATCCGGTCAATAGCCGGACAGATAGGAGCAAACTTGCACAATGTTGCAGTCGGTGGATTGCTCGATGGCGGCGAGTTCGCGGCTGACCATGTGCGGATTGACGGCTATTTCGGGATTGAAGATTGCGGCTTGAACAGCACGTTTTCTGGCGGCACTTCTTCTGGATGGGGGACAAACATTGAAAGTTTGGGGGGCGGTTTGCTTTTTAATAACAGTGATCCCCTTAACATACCGATTGGCGACATCTTGATACACGGGATGCACTCCTACCATTGTGCGCTACCCATAATCAGGAATTGCCCGGATAATCCCGGCACGTTCGGACAATTCACTGTCGAGGCCGGAGATTTTGGTGAAGGCGGCGGAGCGAGAAGTGCAACGGTCTATACCAACTCATTCGCAATGGTGTTTAATTTCAACAACCAATGTCAATTTAGTGCATTCAATGGCTTTCCAGAACGTGACCAGACTTTAATTTTTACTGGCAGCGCATGGAATCTATTAACGAATCCACCGCCCAATGTGGTAGAGGAAAGAATGGGAACAAACAACGCAATCATATTCAGCATAGCGGACGTGGACACGTTGATTGTGTCCAACAAAGCCGTGATTGCCCTTGCACCTGTGATTGCGCCGAGTTTTGCAGTGGGGGGAACGAATCTGACATTGATTCTCACTAATTACCAATCCCTGTCAATCACCGCGCTGAACACGAACCTCTATTACTTCACCACCACAGGCGGCACGAACTTGTTTGGAACTACCAACGGAAATCTGGGTGGTTTTGCTTATGATAGTCTCATTAACCAATACACGAATGGCTACATCTATATCTATCTGGATACGGGTCTGGGTTACATTGTGGCGACAAACTCGTTTTACCCAGTTAATACTTCACCTTTGGCTAATTGTAATGTCACAGGCGCGTCTAGTAAGACGAACTGGCTTACAACAGCTTGGAGAAACTCTTCCCTCATAACAGTGACGGGTGTATCACCAACTTGGGGCACTAACACAGTTCCTAATATCTTTTCAACAAACAATCTGCCGGGTTATTTGTCTGCCGGAACAACATTTGGAAACGTGGACATTCCAACCAACACACTTGGGACGCATGGTTTTTCCGGCTATTTCACCAACGGAGTTTTCGTTGCAACGGGAACTTATTGACCAATGACCACCACACATGAGCGAAACTAAAATTGAGTATGGCCTGACCCAGCAGCAAAAGGACGAAATGTTGAGCGACATCCACGGTTGCCTGGTGGGGAATCCCCTCGCGGAGCCGCCCAGGCTGGGGCTGGTGGTGCAGGTAGAGCGGCACAAATACACGCTTTACGGCAACAGCGGCAAGAACGGATTGGTGGGGGACAATAACCGTTTCAAGAAATTGGTGTGGGTGGGATCGGGCGTCCTGATTGTGCTGCAATTATTTTTCGCGTGGCTGTTGGCCATGAAAACCGCCGGCAAATAAAACCAAAAACAAAATTATGATACATACTATGTTCGCAGCAATTGTCGCAGGCAGGGACCTGAGCGATGCGCTAATCCGCATCCTCGTTTTGGCACTGGTTCTTGTCGTGCTTTACGTCGTGGTGGGGCTTTTTATCGAGGGCAAGGTCTTGAAAGTGATCGGGCTCCTTCTGGGTTGCCTTTTGCTCATCTTGTCCCTGCACTGGCTCGGCCTTATTTAGCGGATTTTTAACCATGAAACAGTCAACAGCACTTTGCGTTATTGGGACGGGCCTGGCCTTGGGGCTGGCCGCGTTGCTGATTGCTTCGTGGGCGAAGTGGCTTTTTGTAATCAGTTTTGGGCTGGCAGTAACGCCCTGGGTAATCAACACAATCAAACAAAAAATAAATATATGAACTCGCAACAAATTCAGTCTCTTGTCCGAGCCGTCTTGGTGATGTTCGGAACGTATCTGGTAAACAAAGGCATCACCGACACGGCAACGTGGACAACGGTGACGGGCTTCCTCGTTGGTATCGTGCCACTGGTGTGGTCGTATTTCCGCCACGCGCAACCGCCAGGGTCTTCACCATCATCACCCAGCACTGCGGCGGGGGTCATACTCCCTTTCGTGGCCGGCGCCGCGTTGCTCGGCCTGACATGCGGCACCGTTAAGGCGCAAAGTTCCATCGTGACCAATACTGCCGCCGGCACTTACACGGTGACGACCACCAACGCCCAGGGCAATGTGACAAGCGTTACCACGCCCATAGCCGCGACCGGCGTTTGGGGTGATCTGGAACTGGCAGGCGCGGCAATCCTGCCCAACATCGAGGCAATGGCTCCGTTCACCACAAATGGTATTTACATTGTTCAATTTGGCGTTGGGATGAACACGGCCACGAAGAACTGGATCGAGGGGCTGGCTTTGAATGTGCCAATGACGACGAATGTATCCATCGGACTTGTCGGCAGTCATATAGGCTCAACCTGGCGGACGGGCGGCGGTGACGTGACGCTGGGCACGACGAAGACAGAACCGGTAGTCGGCACGATACACATGTTCGCCGGCGACGGCGCCTTGTATAACATGAAAGCCCATGCCTTTGCCAACTACGTGATTACTGGAGGCGACAAGACCTGGGATATTTGCAGTTGGTTGCATATCAACATCGGCCTGGTGATTGCCAACACATCGGATTTACCGGGCGTGGACATCATGCCGATGGGCGGTTTCACGATCACGCCGGGGAAGTGGTGATTAAGACGGTTGAAAGTTGAGGGTTGAAGGTTGAAAGTTAAAAATGAGAACCGTTCCTTACAGCGATGTGCTCAACACTGCGGCGGCCAACGCCGGACGCACGGAGGACCGCATTGACGCGAGTGAGCAGCTCATGCTCCAGCGGTTCCTTACCGGCAAACTGCGGACGGTGTGGAATATGGTCGTGTGGCCTGACCTGATCCCCTGGCCGCCGCCCATGGTGGCGGTCGTAAACCATTCCTTCAGCAAGAATGAAGGTGGCGCCGGTGAGATGGGCGATATTCTCGGCTATTATCATCGGCTCCCGCAGCGCCTCGATGAAACGCCGCAGTTCGATTTCCAGGAGGGTAACGGCATAGTTTTGATTGACGCGCACGCGGCGAATGTGTGGGTGCTGTATCTGCCGCCTACACCCAATTTGATGGCGTATAACGCGGGCACGGTCCCGGCTTTGCTGGCATACCCAATCCCGGAGGAGTTTGCGAATTATTTGGGCTTGGCCGGAGCATCTCAACTGGCGACGGCGGACAATCAATACGCGCTGCGCCAGGTGTTGGCGCAGGACGCCATGATGGAGCTGGGTGCGGCGCAATCGCGCGCCTGGGATAAGTTGCCGATCTGGCTTAAAAGGCCGCGCTGGGGCAATACGCGGCGCCGGCGGCTGGGGCATGTGCCCGGCGCGTATGTGGTGGCGGAACAGTGAAATAGTTGAGGGTTGATAGTTGAGGGTTGAAAGTGCAGAATATGGGGCATGAAAATAAGACGCGGATTAACACGGATGAAGCGCAGCCTGAAGGCTGCGGCTACAGCGATTGCGGTTAGTTTGATTATGCCAAGCGCAGCACCAGCACAAATACAGGACGCGGCCCTGGTGAGCGACGGCGACCAGGCGTATTACCGCGTGGACACGCGGCTGCCGGCGCATGAGCTGCCCCCGGGCACACTGGCCGATGCGCGCAATAAGATGCTGCCCGACGGCCGCGCCTGGCCGCGCTGGGCGGTCAATCAACAGGCGTGGGGTGTGCCTTATGTAAATGTGGTGGGCGGCAAAGACTGGCCGAGTTTTGGTATTGGGGGTTTTGTCTCAGTTGATGTGCCACTTGAGAAGGGGGTTACATATTTTTATATTAAAGGCAACTCGTCGTCGTTGAGTATAGACGGTCATCAAGTCTTGGCGCCGCCGAATGTCTATATTCAACCCGGATTATTTGTGGCTCCTGCCAGTGATATGACGCTTGAAGCCTATGGTCATGGCGGCCAACCCGTCACTGCGGCAATTTTTAGGATTCCAAATCCCTGCGGCTACGCGCGGTTTGAGGATCCCGACAGGTTCGATACGGGCGTGCAGCTCTCGGACGACTGGCGCGATCAGCCCGGCGAGGACGGCGGGCGCGGTCGCGCCTGGCGGATACTCCCCGGGAACGGTCCGCAAGCCATTCCCATGAACGGGAATGATATTTATGGGACGGCGCGATTGATTCCCTGTTTGCAAGGCATCGTGATGCTGCGCCAGGACTTGGAACGGCATTATTTCTCCGCAGCGGCCGTGTCCGGCACCGCCGGGAGCGCCAATGTAACGGCCAACAGCATCCAGCTCAATTGCGCACCGGATTGGGTGGATGGCGACCAGGTGATTTTTTGGGCTGACCCGACTATGCAGCCTGCCGGCAGCGCGTTCATGGGTGGCGCAGGCGAGAATGTGCCTCTTAACGGTTCGTATTGGCATGTGAAGGCC